ATGAGCGCAAAGAAAAAAACGATCATCATTGCTGTTATAGCTGTTCTGATAGTAGCGTTTATCGCAGTTGCTTTTCTTGCCACGCAGAAAAGCGCCGATTACTACACGCAAATTGACAACGGCTGTGTAACCGAGATCGCACCACACGGAGCGATGAATTATCGCTACACATTAAGCGCCTACGATGAAACCGGGGCCGAAAAAAAACTGAGCTTTGAAACGAGCCGGATTCTCACTGACGATGCCTACCTATGTCTGAAGGTAGCCCCATTCCGTGGTGTCGTGACCTGGGCGGAAGTTCAATTTGAGGAAATGCCCACCGCTGTGCAGGAACGATACGGCGGCAATTCGTAAGCTGGGGCCTATGACATAAACGTTACTTCTAACGGGAAGGCAGGTGTAGAACATGAAAAGAGTAAGAAAATTCATAATTCGTTTTTTCGCTCTGGCGATACTCGCTATGCTCATTGCTGGCGGTGTTCTGGGCGGATTGGGTTATAAAATGTATCATGATGCACTTGCTGAACAGCCTCTTGTTGAGAAGGTCGCAGAGATTCAAGCTGATCCCGATTATACTACCCTGGCTGAAATCCCGGAGGTTTATTTGGACGCCGTTGTGGCAGTGGAAGATCACCGTTTTGAACAGCATTTTGGGATTGACCTGATTGCCATAGGCCGAGCCGCCTGGAACAATCTGACCTCTTGGAGTCTGCGTGAGGGTGGCAGCACCATAACACAGCAGCTTGCCAAAAATCTGTATTTCACGCAGGAAAAAAGTTTTATCCGCAAGATTGCTGAGATGTTTATGGCCTTCCGCTTGGAAAATTCCTATACAAAAGACGAGATTTTAGAGTTATATGTCAATTCTATCTATTTCGGAGATGGCTACTACTGCATTTATGATGCAAGTCAAGGATATTTTGGGAAAGCCCCCATTGATATGACGAATTATGAATGTACTCTTTTGGCAGGAATTCCCAATGCGCCCTCGGTTTATTCACTGACCGCTAACCCGGAGCTGGCAGAACAGCGCCAAGAGTATGTCGTACAGAGAATGGTTCAATACGGCTACATAAGCGAGGGTGAGGCACAAAGCATCTTACAAGACCAATCATAACCTAAATCCATATGCAATTTATCTGTCGGACGACGGCAAAAGAAAAAAAGCCGTCGTTCAGCAGGCAATCGCCATGCCCTAAACACACTTACGGCGGCTTTGACAAAATCAAGGCCGCCGTTCCTTATGCCCAAAGAGTGACGACCATATCTCAAAGGTGACGGCGGCTTTAGGAGGGAGCCGCCGTGAAGCAAAGACCGCTTCGACATAATTCGGCAGGAATTTACCTGTCAAAAAAAGCCTGACCGTCAATCGGCCCCCATCTGCTTATGAACAGGCACTATCGTGGCTGGTCCATAAGCGTCATAAGTCCTCTTTTAGCAGCGCCAGCCGCCGTTCTTCGGATGCTGGCGCTTTTGCTTGTCGTTTTTTCGGGAATTTCCCCGAAAGGTGTCGCCCACCGCCTTCATTTCGGTTCACCCGTCAACCCGTGAATCGAAATGGAGGTACATAATGCAGAAGATCAATCTTCGGGATCTGTATCCCGATGTGTATAAAACCGATGTCTTTGTGGACGTGGCCGAGGAAGTCGTGGCCGCGATCCGGGGCCAGCAACAGGACGATGCCGCCTATGAGCGCCGGATGTACCGGCACAAGGCCCATTACTCTCTGAACCGGGAGGATGGCATTGAAAACGATGCCCTCAACCGGCCGCTCACCCCGGAGGAAATCCTGGAGCAGAAGCAGCTGCGGGAGGAAGTGTATGCCGCGCTGATGCAGCTACCCGCCATCCAGGCCCGGCGCATCTACGCCCGGTTCTACCTGGGCATGACGGTGGTGGAGATTGCCCGGATCGAGGGTGCGGACCGCCGCCGCGTGTGGGACAGCATCCGGCGCGGGCTGAAGAAGCTGGCGCGTCTGCTGGACACGGCCCGATAACCTGACCGCCGCATAGCGGCAAAAAGAGAGCCGGTGGGGGATTTTTACTCCTCCACCGGCTTACTTATCCTCTAAATTTTCATCTAATTCTTCAGTTCCGGCCGTCTGCACCATCTCTTTTAGCTCATCAGCCAGCGCACGGGCCGAGTTTAATAACACTTTTCTGGCAGCCGGAGGGCACGAAAGGTAAAGCTGCCGCATATCGTTGGCGGCTTGCTCATCTTCTGGCAGATCGAGATTCATCAGGGAATCTAAAGATAAATTCAAGACTTTGCAAAAAGCGCGCAGAACTTCAAAGGAAGGGTTCTTTACCCCTCTTTCGCAGCCTTGAACGTGCTTCAGAGAAACATGGCTCAGATCTGCGAGTTCCTGCTGCGTCAGTCCTTTTTCCTTACGCGCTTTTTGTATCCTTCGTCCCAGCTCTTTTATCAGTTCCATAGGCACTATCGTCTCCTTAATTATATTTTATCGTGCCCATTTCCTTGCAGGAAGAACCTTATAAAAGGTGTTTTTGGGTACGATAGTACCTATTTTATTGTGCTTGCTGTATGCTTGCCTCGCCCGCAGCTCCTAATGAAGCGGCAAGGCAAAAATATTTTTCAAAAAATCGCATTACAGGCAGGACAAATCGCCTGTTTTTGTCATGGTTATCAAGAAGGAGCTTTCCTTCCGCTGACCTTTGACAACTGAATACACGGCAGAACAGGTACATAACCCGCGCATGAGCGAGTGCAGGACGCCGCGAAGATGGAGCAGCCAGGAGGTGATGGACAAGCTGTTTCGGAGCGTTCAACGGCCCTGTAACCCGGATGGTGGCACATCCGGCGCGATGACGGCGCGGGGGCTTAAAGATACTTCCTCACGGCCTCCTGAAGACTTAGGGGGAACCCTGCGGCGCACGTTATGAACGACGCTGCGGAGTTATGACAGCCGCGCCAGCGGAGACCTGCTCTGTCCCTATCGTCAGGGACGCGTGGCAAATGTGACGAAAGCAACGGATATAATCTGAAAGGGTGCGTCCATTTGCTGTTAGCTACAACAAGGCATCATTTGGGTGCAGTCCTTTCTTTTCAAAGTCAGATACCATGAGCTGGCAGCTCCGGTTGCCAGCTCATTCATGTGATTTTGAAACCGACTTCAAAGAAAGGAGAACCCTTATGAGCCAGTTGACGCAATGCTGTCCACAAACGACAACCGATGAATTGGTTGACATCCGTGAAGTCGCGGTAGACAAAGACCTCCCCAAAGAGGAACGGATCGCGGCCTTTCTTCGCCAGATCAAAAACCCCTATCGCTTTCGCTGCGGCGATTTTGTGGTAAACGCCGCATTTGCCAGCAACGGGGTCACATTGGAGGAATGCCTGCAAGGGATTTTAAGGTAATCGACATCCTCGCTCTTTTTCCAAAAGCGTGCTACGATGTGTATGGAAAAGGATGAAAACTGAAAACCTCGAAATCCACTCTTTTCTTGCGGGAGCTTCCGGGAGGAAAGGAGTGCTTTTTCATGCCAAAATATCAGGCAACAGCTTATATTCGTCTGTCTTACACAGATGATCGCTCCAGCGAGAGCGACAGCGTTACCAACCAGCGGAAGCTGATTGAGAACTTTATTGAACGAAACCCGGACATCAAAATCGTATCCGAAAAAATCGACGATGGTTACAGCGGTATCATTTTTGACCGTCCGGCGTTTAAGGAAATGATGCAGGACATTACCGATGGCAAGATCAACTGCGTCATTGTAAAGGACCTCTCCCGCCTGGGACGAGAGTACATCGAAACCGGACGCTATCTGCGCCGGGTGTTCCCCACTTATGGTGTTCGCTTTATTGCCATCACGGATAACATCGACACCGCCCATGAAGGCAGCGGTGACGATCTGACCGTATCCGTCAAGAACATTATGAACGAAGCCTACTGCCGGGACATTTCCATCAAGACCCGTACCTCTTTGGATATAAAGCGCCGTAACGGAGATTTTGTTGGAGCCTTTCCTGTTTACGGCTATATGAAGTCCGAGGAAAACAAAAACCTGCTTGTGCCTGACCCGTATGCTTCCCGTGTTGTCCGGGACATCTTCCGTATGCGCCTGGACGGGACAAGCGCCCTGCGGATCGCCACCGTGCTGAACGAAATGGGCATTCTCTCCCCCCTGGCCTATAAGAAAAACAATGGTTTTCCCTATGCCAAACATGGCTATGCCGACAAAGAGGATTGCAAGTGGTCTGCTACAACGATCATCCGCATTTTGCAGGATGAAACCTACATCGGCACATTGGTACAGGGCAAGCAAGGCTCCCCGCACTACAAAATCAAGCAGATGGAGCAGCGGCCATCCTCTGAATGGATTCGCGTCCCTGACACCCATGAGCCGCTGATTGCCAAGCAGGATTTTGAGCTGGTCCAGCGTATCCGCAGACTGGATACCCGGACTTCTCCCAAGCGAGATACAGTGTATCTGTTTTCCGGTGTCTTGATCTGCGGGTGCTGTGGGAGCCGCATGACACGGAAAACAAACCGGGTCAAGGGCAAGGAATATCACTATTATTATTGCCCCACCGGGAAAAAGCATGGCTGCACCAACCCGGTAATGCTCAAGGAAAGCGATCTTATAGAGTGCGTCAAGGACAGTCTGAAAGGCTACATCGACAATGTGAGCTGCCTGCAAGCCATCCTGGACGGTATCGACCAGAGTAGCATCAATCAGGCGCTTGCCAATGAATACGCCTCCCATATCGCCGCCAATGAGCAGCAGGTGGAACAGGCGCTTGAATTTAAGGCCCGACTGTATGAAAGCCTGATTACTGGCACCATCAGTAAAGAGGAATATACCGACTATAAGGCCAGATACACGAGGATTGCAGAAAATGCAAAAGAGAGTATCCGGGTCCTAAAGGAAAAGCTGGCTGATGTTCTGGAGAACCGGAGTGAACGAAACCGCTGGATTTCCCACTTCACACAGTTCTCTACGATGGAGACCTTGGACCGCAAAGCTGTGGTTCACATGATACAGAGCATCAAGGTGATTGGGAAAAAGGAATTGGAGATCACCTTTACATACCAGGATGAATACCAGAAAGCGATCCAGCTGATTCAACTGGCAGAGCAAACAAGCCAAAGAAAGGTGGGATGATTTGTGGCAAGAAAAAGCAGAAAAGAAACTGTGGTATTTCCTGCACCGGAGATAGATACCTCTTGCCGCGCCGGAGTTTATGTGCGGCTTTCCGTTGAGGATAAGCATACTCACACCGCCTCTATTGAAACCCAGCAGCTGATTATCGCCCGGTATCTGGAGCAGAACCCGGAGATTATTGTGGTACAGACCTACATTGACAATGGCGCAACAGGTACGAACTTCCACCGTCCCGGCTTCCAGCAGATGCTATCCGATATTGAAGCGGGTCTTATCAACTGCGTCATTGTAAAAGACCTCTCCCGCCTGGGTCGAAATGTCATAGACACAGGCTACTATATCGAGCGTTACTTTCCCATGCAGAAAGTCCGCTTTATTGCCGTGAATGACCGCTACGATTCTTCTTCCCCGGATAATGCCCATGATGGTATCATCATCCCGCTGCGGAACATGATTAACGAAGCCTATGCGATGGATATCGCCAGAAAAATCAAAGCCCAGCAGCGGCAGGCCATGAAAGACGGCAAGTATGTTGGCGGGCGTACACCCTATGGATATTTGAAAGCTCCAGATGACTGCCACCAGCTGATCGTTGACCCGGTGGCTGCCGAGGTAGTCAAAACCATGTTCCAATGGGCCGCCGAGGGCGCAGGATTAAACACCATAGCAGTACGATTGAACGAGGCCGGGTATCTCTCTCCCAGCCACTACAAAAGAACCTTGGGAGAGATCACCCATGAGAATCTGGTGGGCAATGGGCATTGGCAAACCCGCACCGTTGCCAAAATTCTCCGCGCAGAGGTTTATACCGGAGATCTGGTGCAAGGGGTATCTAAAATCATTGACCACAAACAGGTCAGAGCCAGCGCCGATGAATGGACAACGGTACGAGGCACCCATGAAGCTATCATCAGCCGAGAGCTGTTTGCCGCTGTTCAGAAAACATTGGACCAGGCTGCACAGCAGGCAAAAGATAGGGAGATACATTCCTGGTCTCCCAATCTTTTGAGAGGCAAAATCTTCTGCGCCCACTGCGGACGCAGCCTTCACCGACAAAAATGTGTCCGCAGAAAGTCACAGGAGGTATATGTCTACCACTGTATCAGCAACAACCGTATCAAAAAGGGCGTTTGCCCTGGTGCGTTTATCTTTGAAAAAGAGCTGCTGGATGCCCTGGCCGATATGATACAGGAACAGCTTGATACCACGCTGGGGCAATACTCTCTTGGTCTGGAAAACCTCTCCAAAGAAGCCGAGGAACAGAAAAACATACAGGCTAAAATCGCCAGTCGGAAACAGGAAATCCAGCAGCTGCGAACCTATCAGCGTGGATTGTATGAGGGCCTGATCCAGAACCATCTGTCAAAAGACGAGTATTTTACCTTCAAAGAGAAATACGAAGCCAAAATCGAGGCCATCAGCAAGGAAATTGAACAGCTGAAAGCAGGGCTTGCAATCATCTCCAAGCAGCTGGAACAGTACAAAATGCTGTCCCAGGATGCACAGCATATCAAGGAAGATCGCCAGCTGACGGCAGCCCTGATTGATCGCCTGATTGACCGTGTAGAGGTCTCAAGAGAAAAGCGGATTACGGTTCGTTTCCGCTTCCAGAGCGAATTTGAACATTGTGAGGAGGTGCTGAGCCAGTGCAGAAATATGTGATTGCCCTTTATATCCGCCTTTCCCTGGAGGATTATAAATACGACAGTATGAGCATTGAAAACCAGCACCTTGCGCTGAACGAATTTGTTTCGTCCATGCCGGAGTCCGCTAATGCAGAAGTCCTTGAATTTATCGACAACGGGTATAGCGGGACAAACTTTGAGCGTCCCAAAGTCCAGGAGCTGATTGAAATGGTGCGGGCCAATAAAATCGACTGCATCATCGTAAAAGACTTTTCCCGGTTTGGGCGAAACAGCATTGAGACTGGCTATTTCATTGAGCGTGTGTTCCCGCTGTTTCACACCCGGTTCATTTCCATCAACGATGATTTTGACAGCGATCAGCACAAGGGCGATACCGGCGGTATGGATGTGGCGTTCAAGTATCTGATCAGCGAGTATTACAGCCGTGATATGTCCATCAAGACCAAAAGCGCCAAGTACGCCAAAATGCAGCGCGGCGAATACCAGAGCAAAGTTTGCCCTTACGGGTATCGCAAAAGCGCCGATGGCAGAATGGAACCGAACCCGGAAACCGCTGCTGTGGTACAGCTCATTTTCCAACTTGCTGCAACCGGCATTGGAGCGGCAGCCATTACCAGAGAGCTGTTCAAGCAAGGTATCCCGACCCCCGGAGAATACAAAGCAGCTCATGGGCAGCAATTCCATGATGTTTCCCGCACCCGTGGCCGTTGGAGCAGTTCTACGGTTCTCCGCATCTTGGAGGACGAACGCTATATCGGCTCCTATGTCATCGGGCGTCGTGCTGTCATTGAAGTAGGTGGTACACGAAGCCGCAGGAAGGACCGGGACAAGTGGTTCATTATTCCTAACCATCATCAGGCAATCGTTGACAAAGAATTGTTTGAAAAGGTGCAGGCTGTGCAGCGCCGGTTTTCCTTGCCGACCAGGAAAACCAGGGAGTATCCACTGAAAGGAAAGATCTATTGCGGCTGCTGCGATCATGCACTCTCCCGCATCGCCCAAAAGAGACCGTTTTATATGTGCCGCCATTCTACCGCCGATGTGAACAGCCGCTGCCGCGATGTCCGTGCAGATGCTGCCGGTCTGGAAGAAGCGGTCCTCCTCACTTTGAAAAAGCAGCTGGAAATCCTGTTGCCCGTACATGAGGACGGTACCATTCACCTGGAGGCCACCGCTGCTAAATGCTCCGAATATGAGAAGCAGCTGGAAGCTCTGAAGGACCAGAAGCAAGCTCTCTTTGAACGGTACCTCTTGGGGCAGATCGAGCTGGACACATATAAATCGGAGAAAGCTGTTTACGACGCAGAAATCCTGAAAGTCAAAAATGCTTATGCTGCTGTCACTGCCCAGGAAAAACTGAAGCGAGAAGAACAGGCCCGCCAAAGCAGCCGACAAGAGATTGTTCACTCGATTGCGGCAGCGGATGTGCTAACCTCGGAGCTGACCAATCTGCTGATTGAAAAGGTGTATGTATTCCCCGACAACCGCATTGAGATTGTTTACAAAATCCATGACCTCTTTGAATAATTGAAGATACAAAAACGGAAAATCTAGGCTATCAAATCCATCTTGGTAGCTTGGGTTTTCTGCTTTTCGGCGCTTTTATAGTCAAACAACAAGTGGTACAATATAGTTAAATTCTATTTACTATGAAAGCCGTACCAGGGGGAACAAAAATGGGAAATCGAACATTTGAAGATGTGAAAAGCTATGTGGAATGGCAATCTCAAGGGAAATGCACAGTATTGAGCGCAAAAACAGAGCAACACTTCGATGATTTAGGTGTTGATGTACGCGTCTGGAATGTCAAAACCGATACTGATGGAGATTGGTGGGTAGTGGAGGGCGATGGGATTCCAATGAATCTATATCCCCAAAGTGCATATTATTTTGGAGCAGATGAAGTGTATTCTTTCCACATGGGCTTGATGCAGAGAATGAGCGCAGCCCAGGGTGAATATAGTCCAGAGGATTTTGTAAATGGTGTGACACTCGATGCAGAAATTGCTCCTCAACTTTTCCGAAAGCTCAAAAGTGTCGCTGCGCTAATTGATACTGCTAAGGAGATTGAAGATTTTCAAGCGATAGGTGTTCAGTGCAGAGAAACATTGATTGAACTCGGCAACCACATTTATGAGCCTGCAATGGCTGGTGATGGAGAGCAGCCCCAAGCATCGAATTTCAAGCGAAAATGTGAACTATTTATTCAGTTCTATTTGAAAGGATCGGAAAACGCAGATTACAGAAGTATTATTAAGAAATTAACAGAATCCACCTGGGATTACGCCAATAAGATTACACATTCGCGTAGTGCTACATACTACGAAGCCTCAACCTGTGTTACGCTTTGTATTTCTCTTGTTGGCGTTTATGAAAACATCCTTCAGAAAGTTTTCGATCCACTTTCTCAATACCATTGCTCAGTTTGCCAAAGTAAGAAATTAAGCATTGATGGTGATGATTCAAATGAAGATGGAATGGTGAAAAAACTATATCTCCGCTGTGAAGAATGCGGTGCTACAACAGAAGTAGTCTTTGAAGGAAATGATGGAGATAATCCCACCTATACTACGGGCAAAGTCGTAGAATAAAAAGCAAAAACAGAAAACCCAGACTATCAGCACTAAGATTGGTAGTTTGGGTTTTCTGCTTTTCAGAATTATATTTTTTGTCGTGTGCTTGACATACGGGTGGCGCAGCATGTGGGCGTGCACCGGCAGCAGTGACACCCCCGCCACATAATAGACCCACATCTTTTTATAGGCTGACTGCGTCATCACGCCGCCGTCAGCTTTGGTCACAACGTGCTCCCCCAGCTGCGGGGTGGCATCCAGAATCGCCCGCAGCTTGGCGGGCACCGGCACCAGGCGGTGGGAAGCCGCGTTTTTCAGTTCCATACTGGGGTCCGGCTGATTGCCGCCCGCAAAGGTCACGGCTCGGCTGACAACCAGCGCCGCCGGGCCGATGTCCCGCCATTGCAAACCCAGAGCTTCCTCCTTGCGCAGGCCGCAGTAGTAGCAGAGCGCGCAAAACACCTTGGCCCGCGGCTCCGCAATAGAGGACAACAGCTCCTCCGCTTCGTCCTGCGTCAGGTATTTCTTTTGCTTAGGGCGCGCGTGGGTCGTAATGCGGATGCCGTCGGTGGGGTCATCGCGGATCAGGTGGTTTGCTTGGGCCGTCTGCATGATCTGCCGCACCGTGATCAGCACCTTGTGCTGCAGGGATTCCGACTGCTCCGTAATCTCCGCCATAATGGCCCGGATATGTACCGGCCGCACCTCCTGCAGCTCCATGCATCCAATGTGCTGCATGATGTGCAGATTGTAGGCATCCCGGTACATTTTGGTGGTGGCGGGCCGCAGCCCCTGCTTGTAGGAGCGCAGCCAGATTTTTGCCCACTCGCCCACCAGGGTGTGGTCCCCCACTTCCAGCCCCGCTTCATCCTGCGCCTGCACGGAGCGCACCGCGGCTTTCAGAGCGGCTTCGGTGCGGCCGTACACCAGCCGCGTTTTGCCGTTGGAAAGGGTGATCCGCTTCTGGTAACGGCCATCCGCGCGGCGCTTTAATGTTTGTTTGGGCATAAAAATACACCTCCAAGGTATGGGTTGTAAGCTGCGGGGTTTGGCGCGTGGGGCCACAGCCGCGCAAGCGGATGGGGAGCGCCAAACGCAGGCCACGCGTGGCCTGTGACCGCACAAGGCGGTTTCGCCGCAGGCGAAATTACAAGCATTGCTTGTAAAGCCTGCCCGGAGGTGGTATAATCCAAGTGTGGTAGGTTGGACTATGCCTTTGGGCAAGCTGATCTATGGAAACGCTCTCGGTGCGCCAACACCGGGGGCGTTTTTATTTTGTTCGGGCTTTATCTGGCCACAAAATACGGGTTCGGCTTCATCAAAATCAGAATGATATCAACAATCCAGCCAATGCCAAACAGGCCAATGGTGAGCAGATACAGGATTCCCATGCCGATGCGCCCTTCATAGAATTTATGCGCACCGAAATACCCCAGGAACAGGCACAGGAAAAATGCCGTCCACTTATTGCAGTATTTTCCGCGCACCGCAGTTCTGACGCCCACCGATGCACTGGCGGCTGCCGATGCGCTGGAATTATTGTTATTGACAATATTGATCTGCTTATCCTGCGGCAGCTCCCCTGCCTGTTTGCCGCACTTGGGGCAGATGATGCAGTCGGCATCAATGCGTTCCCCGCAGTGCGGGCAATACTTGCGCTTTACCAGCTCCTGTCCACATTCCGGGCACACACTGGCATTTACATCAACAGCCGCACCGCAATGCGGGCAATGATTTACAGGTTCCATGATTGTGTTCCTCCCTTATTTATTAGTTAAAGTCTACTCCCCTGCACTGCGTCCAGTAGTGCAGGGCTTTTTTTATGTAGTCTTCGTCCAGGTCAAAATATTCTGCCAACTGCCAGGGTTCTGTGTAGCCTGCCCGCATGGCTGTACGGATTTCTTCCGGCGGCAGGCAGCGGCGGAACGCGTCCGCATCGGCGCGGTATTCGTTCTGCTCCACCAGCTGGAACGGGCTGTTTACCTTATGCAGTGCGCCTGTGTGCAGGTGGCCTGATTCATGCAGCATGGCGGTGCGAATCTGGCGCACGGTATGTAACCGGGAAAAATTAAGCCCAACCGCATATGCTCCATGATATCGCACTGTCGTAGCAGCTGCCGGAAGCCTATCAAATGGTATGACATCCACATCATGAACCCGACAATAGCTATAAAATTCTGACGTACTAAACATCAAACGCCTTTCTCGCGACGTTTTCTTCGGGCATCCATAAGATCGAGGAAGTCGCGCATATCTTCTTTTTCTTCCTCGGTCAACTGCTTATAACGATTATAAAATGCTATGTCGGCGTCATCAAGTTTGTCATGTTCGCTGGTAAGGTCAGACATCTGAATACCAAGCCAATCCGCCATACGCTGCATTTTGTCAACACGAGGATACTTTTTCCCGTTACACCAGTCCGAAACAGTAGAGCTGGAGCAGTTCATGTAAGTTGCAAGGTCAAGCTGAGTATATCCTTTGCTATTAAGGTACGCTTTTAGATTTTCAGCGAAAACCATTTTGGCGTTGTCACTCATAAAATCAACTCCTCATGTCGTCATTATACGCTAAAAGCAAAATAAAATCAATATTTTGCGAAAATATTTTCGCTTTTAGCTTGACATATCGCTTTAAGCGAGTATAATAAATTACAGAACGGAGGTGATTCAAAATATGCAGACCCAAAAATTCCCAAAAATTTCTCTTGCAGCTGCGCGTGTAAACGCAGGATTAAACCAGCAGGAAGCAGCCAAAGCGCTGGGTGTCAGCGTTGCTACGCTGCAAAATTACGAATCTGGGAAAACCGTACCTCAATGGGGGACTGTACAGAAGATTGAACGCGTGTACAAATTCCCGGCAGATTTTATTTTTTTATCCGCACATTCGCTTTAAGCGAACGACGAGCAAATTCCGCAGCCCTACCCTGGCAACAGCAGCTAAGATTGCCGACCACTTCGGCGTCCGCATTGATGACCTTGTGGAGCATTCCTAGCAGCTACAACCATTCTACCACAACCCCTGTCCCATAGTCCGGACTTTGAACCGGAAGGGCTGGAAATTTTTAGGAGGTGACCCCATGAACAATGAAAAAAGCCCCCAGCCTGATTGTCAAGGTCAGGCAGGGGCAGAAATCAAGCGATTAAAGCGCAGTGTTTCAATTCTGAGTATCTGCTGTTTCGTTCAGGCTCTCACACTTTGGAGTATTTTCTGGAAGATTGAAAAGATCATCGGATGTATCGAAGCTATTGCACGCGCCCTCAGTATACTTGTTGATTTCCACTTCTGAAGGAATTCCGTTATCCATTTTTTCAATGATTGAGGATAGCGCGTTTTCTACAAACTCCTCGTGCTTATTCGGAAGTACATCCTGAGCGACATCCCTTATAAGCGCTATAAGGCAAAGCACAAACGAAAGGATTTCGAGCACGTCGTGCCATAAGATCTTATCCCCTGGCTTTTTGGCCGATTCGATTTTTTGTTCAACGGTAGATATAACGTCATCAGTAAAAATCGGCTGAACATCTTCGAGAATCTCTGTTGCGGTGCTAACGGGAACAAGGTCATCCGCTTCATGCTGCGTTTGTAAAATGTCCGAAAAGCTTTGCATTGCTGCTGCAACCTGTACCAGCAATGCGTCCACATTCTCATTTTTCCAAATTTCTGCAGGCTCTTGGGCAAAACGTTCCAAGGCCGGCGCCAAAAATTCGCTCGCTTTTTGCATCTGCAGTTCCAGTGCTTGCATCTTATCCGTAAGCCGCTGCAAAGATTCCATCGCACTATTGGGGTACACCGGGTACAGCCTGGAAAGTTCCCCCATCTTTTCTGCAAACATACAGAGTGCATTTGCCAGCGCCTGTACATTGCTATCTGTTACAACAAGGCTATTAGTTTCCATTCTTTTCCCCCTCTCTTCTCTCATTCTACACAGTTGAAACAGAACAAATAACGAATATTTTCAAAGGAGGTCTTTCCCATGACCACCAAAAAAACTTCCCCCTCTTTTTGTCCCACCATCACAGCCCAGACCAAGGACGGTGCCACGGTTGAGATCGGAAGCATCGCTCCCGATTTCAGCGTCAAGATTTTCCCCGGCGTCAACTTTGCTGACCTGGCCCACAATGCCATCCTGGGATCCGAGAACATGCACATTACAACCGGGTGCATTGATTTGCGGAAATTCAGATCCGAGCTTGATAAATGACCGTGTTTACAGTCGGATCACGTTCTGCCTGCGCTTTGATCACAGCTTTCATGCCATTTTCAATCGCCGCAGTAAATGCTTGTCCTTTTGCCAACCGTGCCCCCACCTGTTCTTCAAGGCTGATTGGCGCTTTATCGTGAAGGATATCAAAGGCCGCATCATCTTTGCTGGTCATATGTTGCACTCTTACTCTTCCAGTCAAGTCAACCGTTCCAACTGCCATACCGCCCGCGGCCGCACGCCCCACAGCAATAAATTGTGCATTCAGGCGCGGCTTCCCAATTCTTTTGCTTGTCATGATCGCTTGCAAAATTCCAAGGGCATCATCTACCGTTACATTTTTGATGTTCGGGCAAATGGCCTTAAAATCCTGCATGGCTTCCATGGCCGATTCGTATCCCTTGGTGTACCCAATGTAAAGACCTTCGTTGATCATTTGAAATTTAGGAAGATCTTCCCGTATTACGGATTTATCAGCTGCGCTGCATTGCCGCCCATCGCTCATGATCCAGGCATGATTTCCCGTAACTGCACCGATTACAATACTCATTCTTTTCATCCTCTCTTATCGTAAGATTTCTATTTTTTATGGCATTTCTGCCATACATACCAAAGGAGGTGACCCCCCATGTTTCCCAATCTTTTTATTGAGCTCAAGCGCAGCAAATCCACCCAGCAGCAGCTGGCAGAGCGCATTGGTATCTCACACAGTTCCTTGCAGAACAAACTCCAAGGGCGGACGCAATTCACCCTGAAAGAGATGCGCGACATCCAGGCTGTTTTTGCGGATTGTTCACTTGACTATCTTTTTTCAGAGTACGGCAGCAAGCGCAGTCTACCATGATTTCCTTTTTTTGCCATCATGTTATTGAGAAGAATATCATGATTCTGGCAATTTGTCAAACATTTTGATGGTTACATTTTGGTTACTTAAATTTCGCATCTATGCAATTTATCTCAGAATCACTTCAAATGCGCCAGAATAACCCAGAATCACTCAGAATGAACTATGACATTTTTTATGAAAGGAGAAATTACCATGACCCTCTACACCGCCGAGCGCCTGGCCGAGATGCTGGGCGTGCAAAAATCCACCGTACAGCAGCTTGTGCGTGCCGGGGAGTTTGGCCCCACGGTCAACGTGGCACGTAAACACCTGGTGACCGAAGACGGCCTGGCCGAGTTCATTGCGCGCCGCACCGGCCCCGCGCACAGCGGCCTTGCCCCCGCACCGCAAACCAACTATCACCACCGGCACAGCGACCGCGACCCTGGGCCGATCTGAAAGGAGAACGACAATGCCCCAAACAAAAACAGCCGCCCCGGTGTTGCAGCACCGTGACGGCCAGACGAAAAAATTCATCACCTGTATTTTACCTTACATCAGCCCCATTTGCAAGGCTTTCGCCAATTTCACGCTAACGGCCTGCGGGCTGGGCGCGCTGTGCGCCGTGGCCGCCCTGGCCCAGGGCGGCGGGGCTGCGGCAATGGCCGGGCTGGCAGCCTGCCTGCTGGGCGGGTGGGCTGCCATCACGCTGCGGGAGGTTGCGACATGCGCGGAATCGTGATTGACCCCGGCGCAAAGCCGGAGCTTTACCGCCTGCCGGACACCCTGCAGGAGCTGCAGCGCTTTATGGGCGGGTACGCGCAGCGCTGCCCGATCGACAACAAATTTGCCGCGCTGTTTTATCTGCCGCAGGCAGGGCAAAACCTGCCGACCCGGCATTACAATGGCCGCTGGTTTTATGGGCGGCTCTGTCTTGTGGGCTGGCGCAACGCCCGCATGACGGACCTGCCCATGCCGCTGGCCGAAGAGTTGCTTCAGAAATTCACCCCTGTGGAGGTAACGCCATGAACGAGTATGACGCCATCCGCGCTGCTTTTGTCCACAACCGCAAGGATGCCGAACTGCTGCTGCACGAAACCGTGCGCGGCATTCTGGCCGAGGCAACAAGCAGCAAGGTCAAACAACTGGAAAAGATCAGTCTGTGCTACAGCGCTGCGGACACCGGCACTGCCCAGCGCAAAGCGTTGATCGACATGGAGGTAGAAGATTGACTGACTACATGATTTGCCAGAACCAGGACAACCACCTGCTGTACGCCTTAAAGCACGGCAGGTTCTGGTTCTGGGACAAACACCAAAACAAATGGGTACCCAGCGATTTTGCCGCCCAGCAGTACGCCAAGGCCCAGACCAAAGAGCCCGACCTGGCGCAGGAGGACTGGCTGGGGAGATGCTTCGGCATCCTGATGGATGACTACGAGGTACCGGACGCTGTGGTAAAAGCCCTGCGCGCGCTGTCCAACAAGGAGGAACCACCATGCAAAGTGAACACGACTGCCCCGAATGCGGATGCTGCTGTGACTACGGCCGCCCCTGCTGCCACGTTGGCGGAGGAAACATCGACCACCCAGGCGGGTGCAAACAGCTGCCCGCCGGACCCCTGCTCCCCTGCGGATGCTTCCGGTGCAATGTCAAACCCGTCCGGTGCAGCAGCTGCCTGTTCGGCAGCGGAGTTTGATTATTCGGGGCTGGATGCCCAAACCGTTACCGACCTGCACCTGGCCGAACAGATGTACACATCGGGACGCAAGCTGGCCGAAATGGGCCTGCGCCGCATGGCGGATGGCGTTTCCATTGCGCACGACGCGCTGTGCGGCGGAGTTGTCCACAAGATGGACAACTCAAAGCATGGGAACCGTGGTGAAGATACTTTCCGCCGCTGGTGCGAAAGCATAGGCGTGGGAAAATCTACCGCATACAAGCTGCTTCAGGTTGCTGCCCTGTTCGATTCCAGCAGCCCCCGCCAGCAGCAAGTGCTGGAAGAGCTTTCCCCTTCTTTATTATATGCTGCCGCCAAACCCAGCGCCCCCGCCGATCTGGTGCAGGCCGTCAAATCCGGCGACATTACCACCCACAAGCAATACCAGGAACTGTTAAAAGAAAACCAGCAGCTGCGCGCCGACCGGGTGAACGCCCTCAATGCCGCAGCCGCCGCCGAAGCCGCCCGCGATGCCGCCCTGGCCGATGTTGACGGCCTGCATGAGCAGAACCGCCAGCTGCAAGCCGCCGCCACCGGTGCCCAGGAAAGCTACCGCACCGCCCACAAAAACGAAGATTCCGCCCTGCGCCGCGCCACCGAAGCCGAGCAGCGGGCAAAGGAAGCGGAAAAGCAGCTGGCCGGTGCCCGCCAGGTTGCCGATGCCGCCCGGATGCGTGCCGACAAATACCAGCGGGAAGCCGAAGCCGCCAAAGCGCAGCCGGTGGCCGCCGCTGTGGACGAGGATGAGATCAACCGCCGTGCCCACACCCTGGCCGATGAACTGACCGCCCCTTTGCGCAGCGAGCTGGAAGCCGCCAAAGCTGCCGCCGCCACACCGGAACAAATCGAGCTGGACACCCGCAACGCCTATGACAGCCTGCTGCTGGCCGGGCGCGCCATGCAGAATGCCTGGAAGTCCGTCAAGCCGCAGCTGGCCAAGCTGCCGCCGGACACCCGCGCCGGGGCCATCAACCAGCTGACCAGCACCCTGACTGAAATTCAAACGGAGGCAATAAAATGTCTGTAAAAATCACGGCTCTGGAAGCCGAAAACGTAAAACGCATCAAGGCGGTTGCCCTCACGCCCTCCCCCACCGGGCTGACCATTGTGGGCGGCAACAACAACCAGGGCAAAACCAGTGTGCTGGATGCCCTGGCCTGGGCCCTGGGCGGCGAGAAGTTCCGCCCTACCGCCGCTGTGCGGGACGGTGCCCTTGCCCCGCCCCACCTGAAAGTGATCCTGTCTAACGGCGTTGTGGTGGAGCGCAAGGGCAAAAACAGCAGCCTGACCGTGACGGACCCCACCGGCCAGCGCAGCGGCCAGCAGCTGCTGAACGCTTTTGTGGAGCCGCTGGCGCTGGACCTGCCCCGCTTTATGCAGGCCAGCGATAAAGACAAGGCCGACACCCTGCTGAACATCATCGGCGTGGGGGATGCTTTGACCGGCCTGGACCGGGAGATCAAAGCCCTGTACGACCGCCGCACCGTGATCGGCCAGATCGGCGCCCAGAAACGCCACGCCGCCGAAGAGCTGACCGAATACCCGGACGCCCCGTCCGAACCCGTTAGTGCCATTGAGCTGATCCAACAGCAGCAGGAGATTTTGCTCCATAACGCCGACAACCAGCGCAAGCGCGACCGCCTGACCGAGATTACCCACGCCAAGCACCGCGCCATGGATGAGCTGACCCGCCTGGACGAGCAGCTCAAAAACCTGCAGGAGCGCCGCAGCCAGCTGATGGAGGAATACAATGCCGCCTGCGTGCAGGAGGAAGCCGCTACCAAGACCGTGGCCCAGCTGCAGGATGAATCCACCGCCGAGCTTGAGCAGAGCATCCGCAATGTGGAGGAGATCAACCGGCAGGTATCCGCCAACCTGGCAAAATCCAAGGCTCAGGACGAAGCCGAGCGCTATGCGCAGGAATACACCGCCCTGACGGAGCAGATCAAGGCAAAGCGCACCGCCCGCATGGACCTGCTGAACGGCGCAGACCTGCCCCTGACCGGCCTGGGTGTGGAGGACGGCAGCCTGACTTACAACGGCAAACACTGGCAGGACATGAGCGGCAGCGACCAGCTGCGGGTGGCCACCGCCATTGTGCGCCGCCTGAACCCCGACTGCGGCTTTGTGCTGCTGGACAAGCTGGAACAGATGGACCTTGCCACCCTGGCGGAGTTCGGCAGCTGGCTACAGGCCGAAGGATTACAGGCCATCGCCACCCGCGTTTCGACCGGCGGGGAGTGCCAGATCATCATTGAGGATGGCAGGGTAAAAGACGCCGAGGAACCACCCGCCCCCAAAGCCTGGACGAAAGGAGCGTTCTGAAATGAGCAAATACGCAATCACATCCGGCACCATTGCCGCGCCGGTCAAAACCGTTCTGTACGGGCCGGAGGGCATCGGCAAAAGCACGTTTGCCGCCCAGTTCCCCGCCCCGGTATTCATTGACACCGAGGGCGGCACCAAGCGGCTGAACGTTGCCCGCCTGCCCGCGCCCACCAGCTGGGCCATGCTGCTGGATGAAGTTGCCGAGGTCAGCCGCGGCAATGTGCCCTGCGGCACCCTGGTGATCGACACCGCCGACTGGGCCGAACGGCTCTGCATTGACGCCGTCTGCGCCCGCGCCAAGGTCAAGGGCATTGAGGATTTCGGGTACGGCAAGGGCTATACTTACGCGAAAGAAGAGTTTGGCAAGCTGCTGGATGCCCTGGAAGAGGTGCTGAACACCGGGCACAACGTGGTGGTTCTGGCCCATGCTGCCATCACAAAGTTTGAGCAGCCCGATGCCGTTGGCAACTATGACCGCTGGACCATGAAAACCAGCAAACAGGTAGCCCCTCTGCTGCGGGAATGGTGCGACATGCTGCTGTTTGCCAACTACAAAACCGTGGTAGAAAAGGCCGGCAGTGCCCCCAACGCCAAGAACAAGGCCAGCGGCGGGCGGCGGGTTCTCTACACCAGCCACCACCCCTGCTGGGATGCCAAAAACCGCTTTGGTCTGCCGGAAGAACTGCCCTTTGAGTATGCCAGCATCGCCGCCTGCATCCCGGACCCGCACCCCGGCGCAGCCCCCGCGCCGCGCCCCATCATGGCAGAGGATGCCCCCGCCCCCAAGCCTGCACCGGTGCCGGTTCCCGCTGCACCTGCTGCACCGCCTGCCGTGCCTGCCGGGATCTCCGCCAGTGATCTGCAGGCGCAGGGCGTGCCGACCGCCCTTGCCCAGCTGATGGCCGCCAATAATGTGACCCCGGAGGAACTGCAGACCGTGGTCGGCCAGCGCGGGTACTTTCCCGCCGATATGCCGGTCAAGGATTACCCGGCTGATTTCGTCAGCGGCTGCCTGGTGGCCGCCTGGCCCCAGGTGCTGGAGATGATCTGCACCAACCGCGATGTACCGTTTTAACAAATACAAAGGAGATTTACCCATGGCTGAATATATGAACAACATGCCGGATGCTGCCCTGGACTGGGACAGCGAGGTTACCAACGAACAGCGGGAATTTGTGCTGCTGCCTGCGGGCGATTACCTGTTTACCGTGCAGAGCTTTGAGCGTGCCCGCTATGAGGGCAGCGCCAAGCTGCCGCCCTGCAGCATGGCCAAGCTGACCATTACCATCCATGGCGGCGACAAAGGCGAAACCACCGTCACCCACCGCCTGTACCTGCACACCAAGACCCAGGGCCTGCTGGGCGCTTTTTTTGAGAGCATCGGCCAGTGCAAGCGCGGCGAGACGTTCCGCCCCCGCTGGAACGAAATTGTCGGTGCGCAGGGCATGTGCCGCCTGGGCGTGCGGGAATACACCAAGCAGAGCGGCCCCCACGCCGGTGAGACCGGGCAGGCCAACGAGATCGAAAAGTTCCTGCCCCGCCCCGAACCCACCGCCGCCCCCAGCACCGGGTGGAAACAGGGAGCTTTTTAAGTTAGGAGGTAGGAAGTAGAAGTTAGGAGTTTATGGTGTGCGCTAACGCGCACGGTTTGAATATCAGGCTTTTCATAATTTCAAAATTGCGGCGCAAGCCGCTTCTTCAACTCCTAACTCCTCACTCCTAACTCCTCACTAACACGGAAAGACTAACTATTAAAAGTCAAGCCCCAAAACAAAATTTTCGAGAGAAATTTTAAGGTGGTGAAAATTGGTATAGCAAACAAGAGCATCCGTTGTCGGATACTCGCTCCGTATAAAATCGCACGCTTAATAATCAGCTAAGAAGGCTTTCCCAGAACGCAGCATAGCAAAAATAAGCCTTACCAGCTTTTTGGCAGCATGAGAGATGGCAACATTGTAATGCTTTCCCTCAGAACGCTTCTTTTCAAGATAGGCCGAGAATGTAGGACACCAAAGGCAAACATATTTGGCGGCATTGAAAAGAGCATATCGCAAATATCTGGAGCCACGCTTTTCCATGTGAGCATAACAGTTTTGCAGTTGCCCTGACTGATATGTAGATGGAGAGAGTCCAGCATAAGCCAGCAGCTTGTCTGCGCTTGCAAAGTTGGAAAAATCTCCAACTTCAGCAAGAATCATTGCACCCATATGTCGGCCAATACCGGGGATTGTAAAGATGGGAGAATCCATCTGAGATGTAATCTTGTCAATTGCGGATTCTACCTCAGAAATTTCTTTGTCCAGCTCGCGGATGAGAGCAATCGTGTGTTTCAACTCCATAGACTTAGCAGGCATTTTCGAGCCAATGGAGACCCCTGCGGCTACTTGGATTTCCGCGGTTTTAGACTTGGTATAACGACCTTTAGAGGCGGTGCAAAGAGTCTCAGCGAGTTCTTCAGTATT